ATCTACCGCTTGCTGACTTTGGGGTTGATATTCCAGCGGATTGGCTGAAAGAACCGGAGGCAGCGGTAGAGGACGGCGAAAGCCAGCAGCAGGAAAAGCCTGATATTATTATCTGCCCAAAATGTGGGGAAAAGATTGAAATTAAAGTTTGACATAGCATCCTTCCTGTGATACGTTGGCAAACATGAAATATGCCAACAATAGCAAGGAGGAATCTAAAATGGACGAGAAAAAGTGTATGTGCGGATGCGGTGAAATTATTACATCTATCAGCCCGGACGGACGGAAAAAAGATTTTCGGTGGGGGCATAACTCGCGGGGCCATAAAAACGAATGGAGTATGAGGCCTGATAGCACAAATTCACGCACCGGGAGATGGAGGGGACGGAAACTTATCGACACCACAAAATGTATTCTTGGTTACACGGGGGAATGTCATGGCCGTATGGAGGTACACCATATCGATAAAAACGCCGTTAATAATTCCCCTGAAAATATCGTGCCCACTTGCAAGACCCACCATTCATTTCTGGACAGGGGGCGGATTACGTTTAATAACCCGAAATTGCCGGAGTATTACATAGACGGATCAGGAAAACGGCGATATAAAAGGCATGAATTCTCAGCCTTGAAAGAAAAAAAGGAGAAATAGCCATGGCGTCAGGCGGTTACAGACCAGGCAGCGGGCGTCCGGTGGGGGCACTCGATAGCAAGCCCCGGACGGTGAAGAAGGGCAAGCGGCGGGCGAAAAAGCCTGAACCGCCTCCCGAGATGACGGAAAGCGACAAAATCCGGCAGCTCTTATCTATCGGCGCGAAGGCGAAGGCGAAAATTTACAATGACTTTTTGAGGCGACTTAGCCAGGGCGGGGACTTGTCGATTGCCGAAAAGAAGCACATGGACAAGCTCGGCGCGGAGCTGGCGGCGGAGATGGGACCGGAGGAAGCGAAAAACGCCGCCGCTGAGAACCTCGATCCTCTGACCTACGGACTGCGGGTTATGAATGACCCGAACGAGTCAAAGGACCGGCGGGACCGGATGGCTATTGCGCTACTGCCCTACACAACGGCGCGGGTAGGGGAGA